TTGTCGGAATTCGTCCGCTGCGACGCGGCAATCGACTGCTGGCCGGCGGTTTCGGCGTTCTGCACCACCTGTTTTTCATAGGGGTTGTAATATTGATCGATGTCGGCAGGGTTGAACGTGGCCGCTTTCGCGTCCGCGACACCAAGCGGTGCCCCGACTTGCTGAGCGAAGATGTCCTTTACGGACGTCGGGCCACCCACCATCTGCGGCGTGATAGTGGACGTGCCCGCCATCATGGGGGTAATCGTCGAAGGTGTGTACCCGTCGAGACCGACGCTCGACACTGGAGTTGTGGCAGACCGTGCCATGGCATTCGATGCACGCGTGCCACCGTACACCGCGTCGCTGGCCTGATACGCACTGGTCAAAGCGTCCTGACGCGCACCGTTATTGACAGCGGCAGTCAGCCCACCCGTGTACGGGGTATATGGCGTTTCGGCGATCTGCTTTGCCAGGGCATAGTTATCTTGCCCGCCCTGGTCCACCCACGGCGGCAATTCGACCTTTGTGGTTTGCGTCGAGGAGGTCGTTTTGTCACTCGTGGGCATCGGTCAGGTCCTTCTCATACATGATGGCGACAGGGCGGTAGCCGGTTGACATGCCAGCATAGACCCGATCCCACCCACGCCGGCCGCTCCATGTCACACTAGCGCAACCGTGCGCCCGTGCGAAGTCTTCAACGATCCCGACCATGCTTCGGACGCCACCCATGGTGCCGCCCAGTGCCACGATGGTGCATGTGACACGCCCATCGGTGCGCTTCACGAGATGTGTCACACACGCCGCCTGAGGGCTGTCCAAAAGCTGAAAGACGCCCTCGCGACATTTCGCGACGACGTCTTCCCATGTGTGATAATTCTCGCGGGCGAGCGCCTTTTTAAGACGCTCGATCTTGTCTTCACCGGACAAGGGTTGCATTAATTACACCATCGTCGGACACGGTGACGTCGTAGGACTTTCCGCCGGGCGACAGAAGCCGAACATTCGGCACAGCGGTTGTCCGGCCCACGAAATCGTCGAAATTGCGCCGAACCGCCGCGAGCAGCCCTTGCAGGTATTTCGCTTGATCCGGGTTTTTGAACGACACCCCCGGGTCGCCTACGTCTCCGAGGCGATCGACGGGACGGTATTGCGGCACTGCCATTTATCTACTCCCCCTTTGTTTGGCGTCGAGCACCATGGCACCAAACGCCCATGGCCCATCCACGATGCCGGTAATGCGGAAATCGAAGTCGACCGCCGTAAACCGGAAGTCGATTTTCCCATCCGTGCGCGGAATATAAGGCCCCTTTGGGATCGAGGCCCCGCCGCGCACGAGCCGGGCGTTGACGGTGAACTGCACCGATTGCGGATCGTCTAGCGCAGGGTCCACACGGCCGGAAATCGCAGTTTGTGCGGTCCAGCCGTCATCGAATGACAGCGTCGCCTCCGCATATACCTGCCCAACCCGGCTTTCCGACCCGGCGAGATACCCGCGCTCGTGGGTGTAAACGTTGCCGTCGACATCGCCAGCAATTGGGGCTTGATCGATGGGTGATCCTTGAAAGAACGTGCGCGCCAGGGCACCAACGCTCCACCACCCTTCGACAAAATTGAAAATGACGTAGGCGTTGTTTTCTTCCTGACGCCCGACGTTTTTATTCAGACGCGGATAAAAGAACCATATTTCGGGGTATGCCGAATTGAACCCGGCATATGCGTTTTTCGAGGCCGACACTTCGTCCATATGGTCGAAGACGTCGGAACCAAGCGTGGATTGCAGCGGGAGCACCTGTCCGCTGTCGTACACATAGAAGCTGTGGTGGCCCATCCAATAGCAGCGGGACCCGGCTGCCACGACAGCCTGGGGCGAAATGGGGCTCTGCCCTTCGGCCAGCTTCGTGAAACTGTAGAAATACGGTGCCCCGATATATCGGCCGAAAAAGATCGTCGTCGTCGTGAATACCAGAATGCCGCCTGTGACACGCCGGGCTGTCAGAATATTGCCCGGGGTCAAGAGATCCTGAAAGCCGGCGCTGCCCGTGACATTCTCGAAATCCCAATTCGTTCGGTCTTCCTGTTCCGACCACGCCACACGGTTCGGAAATCCGGCATAGCCGAAGATCATCAGGTGACGTTCCTCGGTGACAAGGAAATCTTGCACGAGGTTGCCCGGGAGCCCTTCGGCCTGCTTATAATTCGTGGTGGGGTCTTCGGGGTCCCAATAAAATACCCGGCCATCCGTCGAGCACCCGAATAGAAGCTGCTCGCCCCAATTATCGAATGCGTACCGGATCGGAAACCCGAGCAGATTACGGCTGGACGCGGTGGACGGGGTGTGGCTGTCATCGCCGAACAGGCCATACCCATAAAGATCGGTGCCGAACCCGGGCCGCGTGCCGATCGCTTTGGCGCCGATGAAATCCGGCGGCGTGATTTCTACCGGCGCACCGTCAAGCTGGCGATAAATCTTGTCATCGCACATATAGCCCGCGTTGCGCCGGTATTGGTTATCGAGCCACACATGCCCATTGCGCACGGCCCCTTGCAAGGGCGCGGCCAGCGCCTTGGAATACCCCCCGACCGGCTTCATCCGGCCTTCCTGCCACCGCACGAGATTGGCAGCATTCCAGCGCCCGAGGACACTGGCCTTTGTGTCAGAGATCACGACACCGGGGGGAATTCGCAAGGTGGTGGGCATTGTGTCACCGCTTTGTGGTTTTGACCGCAGACGCGATCGCCACTTTATCAGCGGTTCGCAGCACCCCCAAGCCCAGAAGCCCGGAGATCAGCGCCACCGTGACATCGAACCGGGGCTCCGGCAGGGGCGGCGGGGCATGGCCTGTGGCCCACTGCGCAGCCCAGGCGATGTAGGGCAGCCCAAGCTCTAGAGCCAGCATGAAGCCTATCCCGAGCATCGTAAGGGGCCGTGCGAGCCCCGCCAGCCCCGGCCGGCCGGCGTCGAGCTTCAAAAGGTCGATCTGCTGGCCCTGAGACGACAGGGTGAAGGTGTGCTGCGCTTCCAGCCCCGCCAGCTTGTCCTCTGCGGCGTGGGGGTCCGCCGCGATGGTGTCCGTCACCTTCTGCGCCACGACCTCGGGCGGGGCGCCAGGGTCGTTCACGCCAAGCTGGCCAGCGATCATGGACAGCACCATGGGCGCGCTCATTCCCACCAAAGGGCCAGCCACTCCGCCGATAACAGGGATCGTGCCGACAGCCATTTGGAGCGCGGTCGAAATAGCCGGAGAACCGGCATTGAGCAATTCCCCCACCAGGGGGCCGAAGGTCTTAACGTCCATTATTTCACCTTTTTAAGTTTTACTGGTTTCTTTGGCCCGAAATCTTTGGCCGTAGCCTTTGCGCCTTTATCGATATAAGTCTCGAAAAAGACAGATAGAGACCATAATAATGGGCATGGTGGTTGATCCGTTCGCAATCTAGCAGCCTTAGCCGCCAATTTAACGGCCAATTTTCGCGTCTTTTTTCCCACTATGCCTCTCCATATGCTTTGGCACGATGCTCGTGCTTTTTGACGTTATAGACAAAATACGCGATCAGCAGCACGGCGAGTACCGCCACGAGGCCGATTGCGCCCCAATCAAGCCAATGATCTCCGGGGCCGACTGCGGCGCCAGCACCGACCGTGGGGACCGCCGTGGCAGTGGTGCCGGTGGCCTTGGTGTTGTATATTTTGGCCTTGTTAGCCGCGAGGGTCTTCTCGGCTTTTATGGCAATTACAGTATCTATTGCCGACGTTGTGGGTGACGCAAAAAGCGCCATTTTCACCCCGGCGGCTTCCACCCGGGCGACGCGGGCGAGCACGCCCTTGCGGAATTTCGCGAAATTCTTGATCGCGTTGACGAATGACGTGCGCTTGGCGCAAATGGCCTTGACCGCGTCCACCGGGGGAAGATTGTGCGCAGCGACGCCGGCCGCCTTGCCGCGCGCCGGGCCGGAATTGACGGAATAATCATAGGCCGCGTAATCCGGGCCTATCGCCAATTGATCACAGTCCGTGGGGATCCAGTAGCGTGTCAGATAGATTTCGTCGCACTCGGCCTCGGTCATGAGATAGACGTCGGTCTTAGGCTGGCCCTTTTTCGTGCGGAAATCGTCGTAGGTGCGCTGTGTCACGCCACGGGACGTTCGGCCCCCGCGGTCGGCCGGGTCATCAACGTTTCCGCCCTCATCCTTTCGGGTGAGGGCGTTGGCAGCGGCGAAATTCTGGCGCATGGGGGTCCTTTAGCGTTGCGGATGCTCTTGAAGCTCCGTGCGCTTATCGTAACCCATCCGTGCTTTGAGCACCATGATTTCTTCGTGGGTCTGACTGACCGATTTGGCGAGGTCCGTCACGATATCCCGAAGCTGTGTCATGCTGGTGGCCGTGTTATTCTGCCGGTCGGACGCGACGTCCAGGACCCGCTGCATGGCCTCAAGCTGTGGCCCATATCGCAGCAACCGCGCTTCGTCATTCTTTTTATTGTCCGCGATATCAGACGCATTGTGCGCAATCCGGCTGTCAACGTCTCCCTGCCATCGCGTGAATACGCCATATGCTGCACCCCATGAAATAACGGTCATCAGAATGCCAGCCACGGCACCGAGGCTGATCGACCGATCAAAGCGCACGCCTGAAATGACCATGTTTTCCTCCTTGAGTGTCAGCAAATGCTCAAATAATTCCTCACGCGACATTTCGATGGGTTCGTCCGGGTCGGGCCTCGACCGGATATGGCGGCCCTTGGGGGCGCCCTTCGACGCCCGCAAAGCTCTTGCTGTTTTCCATTCCGGGGTTTCGGTTATGGGGGTATAATCGTCGTCATGCTCGGCCACAGACCCGCCCTCACATCACGAAACGGCCAGAAAAGGCATGATCCTTCGCGTTGTCGAGCCATGTGACACCGGACGGGTTCATGCTTTCCAGCATATAGAAAATGGTCCTTCCGAGCGACGGCGGAAGTTGGGTATTGAACGATCGCAGCCAATTATATTTCGGCGTGCCATCGTTGTCATTGTTCTGGTAGTCCAGGGTATTGAACTGATTTACCCCGAACCCGAAATTCGGCAGCGTTACGGTGCTCTGCCCACCGTTCTGGACATGGACCTTGCACAGAAGGTCCCATCCGTCTTCCTGCGCGCCACAGACCACGGAAATCGAATTTCCGAGTGATCCATTATACGGGCGGATGACGCCGACCGAAGGTGAAACATGGGAACCGGACGTGTCGCTACATTTCACGACATAATTGATGCGGTTATAATAGTTGTAGCAATGCAGCTTGACCGGAGCGCCGCCCGGATTTCCGCCACCCTGACTGAAATCGAGGCGCCCTGTTTGGCTGACATAGAACGACCCGACATACAGGCCATAACCGACACCAGGGCCATTCGTAATAGCGTATTTATTTACGAGGTACGGACCCGTCCGCACCAATTCCGACGTGCCAGCACCAGCCCCACGGGATTGCAGGCTATTCCACGGAAAACCACGGCTCAAGCGCAAGATCGGATCCCCGAGCGTCTTGGTGGCATCGGCCTTGACGTCCGCGGCGTTGACCTTGTCCATCCACACGAAAGCGTCATACATCGCATTTGGCTGCGCGACGTCCGGGCTGTAGGTCTTATCCGAAATGTCCTGTGACAATTCGGAAAAGGCGTTCGCGATGAAATTGAAACCGTTCCAGGTCGGCACCGAATTACCGCCGTAGGGGGAATAATAAAGGGTGATGGCCGAATTGACATCAGCGAACATCACCGGGGCACCGGACTGGAACGTAAGGCGGCCCTGCGGGGTCGGGCCTGCCGAATTGGCGCCCACCGACGCGATCTGCTTCGCAAGCGTATTCAGCGCAGCGTCAATCTTGTCCGCGTTGTCGTTCAGCTTGCCACCCCATGTGTCACGGGACGCGCCCACTTCGACTTTCGCGAGATTGTAATTGCCAGTGAACGCGTCGGCCATGTCAGTAAATCCTTCCCTGGCTGGTCCAGTAATTCAAGTTTTTGTATGTCTGCGACTGATCGTGCCATCCATAGAGCACAACCGCGCCGAAAACAGTATGCGACGGAATGGTCTGAGCGCGATAGGCCAGCTTGGTTTTCAGGGACCCGAAAACTGTGCGCCGGCCCAGGGTCGGGACCTTGAACCGGACGCGGATCTTGGCCGTGCCATATTGAGTGACACGGCCGAGGGTCTGGACCACATAGAAAGGATTGAACTTGACGGTGCCGACAGGCACCCGGCCTAGCGGCCCCGACCCGAGCAACATTTTAGCCCTCCGAAGGCGCGAGGATGACCTTGGCACGATCGGCACCGAATGCCGCCGTGAATTGTGTGGTCAGGCCACCGAAATACTCGCTGGAGCTTTCGAGGGCCTGACAATCGGTCCACATGCGACGCTGCCGAAGCGGCGCCGCAGTCAGAGCAGCATCGAACTGCTCCAATTCCGTATCCGTCATTCGTGACACGACATCGGTTTTATAGATTGTGTAAGGCTGTGGCGGAAGCTCAGGCTGCCGCGGAAACAGCTTGTCGAACACCGACTGAGAAACCGTGATTTCTTCGTTATTTTCCATATAGGTCGGCATTTTTACCCCCTTAATTTCGGTACACCCGCTGTGTGATTTGAGCGCCTGCATTGATAGATGTTCCGCCAATCCCCACGAACACAGCGCCTTGCACTGGATTGGACGTGTTTTGAATTCCACCGATAACACTATTTCTATTATTACCGTTTGACCATCCAATTGCCTCCATCCTGTTCCAAATGTCATTTATTAGGTTGATATTAAAAATAGCAACTCTGAACCTGTGATTTGATCCCCCAGTGTCAGAACTTATGGGCATAGCTGAAGCAACAGATTGAATGAGCGTCGCGCCAAACGTGCCCTGGTTTACATATCCAGTCGTCTGTGTCGCACCGTTTTTGCGAAGCTGGAGACATGGATAGTCTGCTGCGGCAAACGGAAATGTATCAGACACAAATTCAGCGTCGCGAAGTTCAGTATCGCCAAACGCGTTGGTGATGAGGAGCGCCGATGTTGCCGACGTCGTCACCATAGACCCGGCGCTAATCCACCCACGCTGGCGATTTTGGGTACGGAAATTCGTTCCATCCCAATACACTATGAAATCTTCGCAATAACAGTTGATCGTGGAGAGGCCATCGATCGTTTTTCCGCTGGGGGAAACCGACCACGAGCCGAGCACGTTGTCATTTTTGCGAACATAGGCGTACCATCCTGCGGTTTGGACGGCAGCCGGTAGCACGAGGACGCCCGAACCGGCGAGCACGTACATCTTGCCTTTATCCGCCGCTGCCGCTGTCACGGTGGCGCCGTTGGCTCCCGTGATGACCGCCGAAGGTGCCCCACCGCCAGCCGCAGCAGCAACCGCACGGTCGGCATAGGCCGTGGTGGCGATCTTGGTGGAATTGTCGGCCGCTGCCGCCGTGGGTGCCGTGGGGCTGCCGGTGAGCGGCGGAGACGCGAGCGGGGCGTAGGCCGCCGCGACATCGGCCGTCTTGGCGTAGGGCGTGAGGGCGCTGGACGTGAGATACTGCGCCAGCCCTTCCGCCAGGACCGTGGCAGAGAAAACGGCGTTGAGCGTCAGATTGATCGCAGCATTTCCGGCGCTCGAAATGAGCACCTGACGGGCGATCGTATTGGTGCCGGCCGTGTAGGTGGCGAGGCCACATTCCCACGCGACCCCGTCCTCGATCGTGTAATAAAGGGTGCTGGCGTCAGCGACACCCGCCGCCGCAAGCGTGCGAAAGCCGGTCTGCGCCGTGGTGCTAAGGGCAACGGCCCCGGTTCCGGTGGCGGCGACCTTTTGGCTGACGCGGTTGACGACGACGAGTGCCATTTCGGAATTCCCTTGTTAGATTGCAAAAATCTTGGTGGGGCCGGTATCCCACACGATCTGGATATCCGACCCGCTGGGCTGGGCCGGAAGTCCCGTGATGGTATCGAAATAGCCGATCAGCGGAGACGTCGCTTCGTTGCCGGTGTCGATATACAGCACTAGGGCTTCCGTCGAACTTCCCGTGACAGCCGGAAATGTCACGGGGTCCGCGCTGTAGGCGCCCTGGTTCGTCGCCTTGTTTGTCAGGGCGACCGGGGCCGCGATGCGTGCGGCCAGCGGAACCGCGGAAAGGAATTGATCGCTGTCGGACTGCGGATAATAGTTATTCGCACCCTTGGAAACGACCGTCGTCACCAGAACAGCTTTCACCGTGCCATTGATGAGGCCGCCGTTTGTCAGGATGTAATCCTTCCCGAGCGGGTAAAGCTTGTTTGTCAATATGTCCTCCTACGACGCCCCGAAGCACCGAAAGTCTGGGCGGGCTTTGCTACCAGACGGCTCCCCTTTGTCATGGACCCATCCACCGCGGCATTGAGCACCGCGATCGAGGCCGTGGCTGTGGCGTCCATGTTGTTCGCGGCGTCCATTTCCTGCAAATAACGATAGCCGAAAGCCATCACGGCAGAATAATAGACGTCGAAATTCGTTTCGAGCAGCCAATTCGTGTCGGTGTCGAGCAGAAGGGGCGGAAGGCGAGCGTAATACGAAATCTCGATCGAATTCGTGACAGTCTGTGACAGCGCCGGCTGCCGGGGCCACAGAAAAAGCTCCTGACCGATGATCGTGTATTTCTGGGCCGCGCCCGTGGGCTGGCATGACGCTGCGACGAAATCGTCATATTGCCAGTGCGGGATATAGTCGATCGATTTGCCATCAGGCATACTGCGCACCGACGTCATTTCGATGAAATCGGCCGGCAGCTTGATTTCGGTGCCGAACGTCGGGCGGGCTTGCCGCCGGATCTGTTCCCGGGCGCGCATATCCTTGTTGATGCGCTGTTCGGCCTGGAGCACCCACAGCCCGGGTTGCTTGGACGTGCCGAGGTCTTGGCGGTCGAGGCCGTCCAGCACAAAAGCGATGAGGTCGGCCCGGTTCATTTCAGACCCTTCCTTCGTAAACGCGGAAATCGCGATTTTCGCCGTCGTTCAGCCACCGTTTCCAGCGGTCGTCATCTTCGACCCACCCTTCACGGCACGCTTTCTCGAAAACGTCCACCGGAACGCTCGCGACCTTGCGGAAAATCTCGCCGCGGGTGCCATGGGCTTGCTGCAATTCCCGGTCACGCCGGTTCTGCTGAATTATCGCTTCGCAGTCCTGTTCGGAATACAGCGTGAACGTGCCATCGGAATGACCGAAATAGCGACGCGTCAGGCTTCCGTCTTGGCTGCGGTGGTAGGTGAAACGGTCGGCCACGGGGGCGGGCTCCAGGTGTGAAAAAGGCGCCCGGACCATAGCCCGAGCGCCCCATTCTGTCACCTGTCAGGGGCCGTGTCAGCCCATGGTGTTCGGGTCGAGGTTGGAGGGCGCCGCGACGCCCACCAGAAGCCCATGGGCCGCCTCATTGCCCACTTCCGTGCCCCACTCGGCCAGCATGAGCTTCGTGTCGGCATCGCCGATCTTGGCGATGTCGGTGGTCTGGAAGTTGCGGTAACTCGCGACCTTCATGTAGCTCGGATCGGCGAGCAGGACCACGTTCGGGTCGATCCAGCGCGACGGCAGCACCTTGATCCGGCCGAAGTCGGACGCATAGACGTCCACCGTGGCGACGACTTCCGTCTTGCCCACGAGCACTTGGGACGTGGCACGGCCCTGGAAGGTCGAGAACGTCCGCTTGAGCGTCGGCCCGAGGACCGCGATCGAGGGCTCGGCACCGTTGTTATAGCAGCGGGCCATGAGCTTGCCGAGCAGCGCCTCCGTGAACACGACCTGATCGGCCGTGGCGACCGCCGGATAGGGCGTGCTTTCCGTGGCCGGGGGCGTGTATTTCACCGTCCCGGGGGTCGGCTGCGGATAGAAGACGTTAGTCTTGAGCCAGTGCAGGACGCCGCGCGTATTGCGCGGGACCGGATTGGCGCTGTCGTCGCCATAGTTGATCGGCTGGGCCGAGCAGAAGATGACTTCCATGTCGCGCTTGAGGGCCTTGCCCTGGAGCGCCATCTGGCGGCCCATCTCGGACGGCTTGCCCGCGGCGTCGGCCTCCTCCTGCGAACCCGTCACGGTGGCGTCGCGGCTCGAAATCTGGGCCACGTTGCGCAGACGGGTGGTGGGGGTGCCGGCGGAGCGGTCGAGCTCGAAACCTTCCTGGCGCGCGTTGTTCCCGTTCACGGCAGGCAGCTTCTCGGTCTGCCAATCGTAGGTCCGGTTGGACACGGGGCGCTTGCCGGCCAGGGAAACGGTCGGGGTGTCGAACGGGTCGATATTGTAGATCGTGCCCGAAAGATCCTCGCGGTTGCCCACGGCATTGTAGGTGGTGAATGCGTTCTTGACCTTTGCCATCTCGGCACCCTCGGTTTGTCAGCCGAACATGGCAGTCATTGCCATGGCAGCATCTTCCACGCTCCCCGACTTTCGGAGGTTCGCTTGCGCGACCTTGAGCCGGTCTCTCCGTTCCGCCTGCTGGCGCACAACGCCGCGCGCCGGCTGGGCCGCCTTGGCCGGCGCCCGGTTGCCCTGGACGGGCTGCGGGGCCGACTTGCTTTTGCCGTTCGGCTTGCCGAGGTTCGGGGTGGCCCCCTTGATCTCGTCGTACCGCATGGCCTTCCACAGGGTCATGATCTCCCGGTGGTCCACGGCTTCTTCCAACTGCTCGCGGGTGTAACCCGTCCGCTCGCCGTATTTGAAGATCCGCTCTCGGATCTTCGGGCCTTTCTCCTTGTCGAAGATTGCCGGCATGATCTCCCGCAGCTTGCGATTTTCTTCCTGAACGAAAAGCGACTTCTGCCGCAGGGCTTCGTTGCTTTCGGACTGGAGCGCATCGCGCGCCGTATTGAGGATTTCCTGTCGCTTGTCTTCGACTTCCTTCCACGCCTTTTGGGCATTGATGAATTCGGCGGGGGTCTTTTCGAGATCAGCCCACATTTCCTTGGTGGGCTGGAGCGCCAGCGCGAGGGCGTTGAGTTTCTTCGCCG